AAATGAATATGGCAAAAGAATTTACCTAGATATACAAGGATTAGTAGGTGCATCAGAACATGAACTACAAAGTAATAAAAGATATAAAAACTTTGAGGTTGAATCCTATGGTGTAAAAAGGTGGGAGTATTAGATGCTCAAACATCTTGATTTATGTAGTGGTATTGGTGGGTTTGCTCTTGGATTTAAATGGGCAAACCTATCCAAACCAATAGCATTTTGTGACTTTGATATACCATGTCAGAAAGTGTTAGCAAAAAACTTTCCAAATATTCCTATTTATAATGATGTAAAGGAGATAGCAAATGACCCAGGAAAATTTATTCGGCAACCTATCGGAGTCCTTAGTGGAGGATACCCATGTCAACCATTCTCGACAAGTGGCAAAAGACTCGGATCGGAAGACCCTCGACACATCTTTCCGTATATCCATGAAATTGTTAAACAAGTTAGACCCTCTTATTGTGTTTTCGAAAATGTATATGGGCATGTCTCCATGGGACTTGACGAGGTATTGTTTGCAATGGAAAACCTTAACTACCAAACGAGGACATTTGTTGTTTCGGCTAGTAGTATCGGAGCGAGACACAAAAGAGATAGAGTCTGGGTCATCTGTAAAAACTTGGGCGACTCCTACTACTATGGATTATCTTCCTCCGAGGTCTCCAGAAGCAACGAAGAGAATGCAAGAGGGAGCGAGGAAAGGTCGGAAGAGACCAAGCAATCTGAGGGAGCAAGTCGATCCAAAGACAATGGAGATGTATCCAACTCCAACGACAAAGGGGTTCGGTCATGCCTCGGAGGGTCAGACAATGATATTCAGAAAGAAAGTGGAGAGGGGAGAACTGACAGAGAAAGAGGCACAATCTATGATGAATGGGGTAACTTTAAGACCACCGAGGATGGAGGAGTGGAAGTTCCCAACTCCAAATTCAGGTCTAAAGAAACACTCTTACAATGGAAACAACGAGTATTACGAGAAACGATTGAAAGATGGGAGACAAGTGGATCTCACAATGAAGATGTATCAGACCGAGAAAGACGCAAGACTCAATTGCGATTGGGTGGAGTGGCTAATGGGGTATCCTATTGGATGGACGAACCTAGAGGAATCCCAAGAATCACAACGGAACAACAAAACAGAGCAAACAGATTAAAAATGTTGGGGAATGCAATAGTTCCTCAACATGCCTATCATATAGGACTAGCAATCAAGGAGGATATTAAGTGTCAAAACCACACAGTTTAACTTTTAAAAATATTGAACGATTAAGAAATCTTTATGAACGACATTGTGAGCTTTTAGATTTAAAATTTCGTGAAGATATTGCAGAACAAAGGGGTGTGTTACTAGGTCTTGATATGATATTAGAAATAGCACAAAGTATAGAAGATTTTGAAGAGGATATAAGGAAAATTGAAAAAGGTAAGAAATATGGTAAAATGAAAAAATGATGGAGCAAAAAATGACAAGTGGAAACGAAAGCACTTACTTAAAAAATGAATCCGTCATGGCAGAAGAACAATTGTCATGGAACGAGGCAGTAAGTAAAGTTGCAAGAGTAGTAGAAGATGTTTGTAAAGATTACGATAAACAAGGACATCCTTATTATTCTAAGTTTTTGAGAGAGGCATTTCAAAGACTATTGAAAGGATAATGATGTTTAAAGCGATTATCATAGTTTGTTCTATGTATACGCAACCCAAATGTGTTGAAATTCATGATATTATTGAACCGAAGGGATATATTACAGAAAAACAATGTGGTGCTAGACTTGGCGAAATGATGGTAGAAATAAGACCAAGACTACACTTTCCTCACACAATGCACATGCAATGTAAAAAAATAGGAGAGAAGACATGAGAAAGAATATAAAAGTAATAGATGAAATAATTAAGGATCTAGAAGAGAGAGCAATTGAACTAGCAACTGTTGGAGAAGAAGAGAGAGCAGAGCAAAGCAAACTTTTAGCATCTAAATATAAAGATTTAAAAAATAATGCACACATAACAATTTATGGAAAGGAAAAAGTAAATGATTGATTTACCAAGAGACCAAACTGTTTTAGATGAAGAACAAATAAAAGAACATTGTTCTGCGAGATGTCCAAGATGCCAGGGTGTTTTAAAAACTGTAGAAATACATGGACACACACAATGTATTATTTGTAAGGCAGTAGTAGAAGAATGTTGTCAAGGTCAACAAAGATGAAAGATAACATTATAAATTTTGAGTCAATTCGCAAGACAAAAGATCCCGTTGCAAGAATCTGTAATGTGGCATCAAAAGAGTTTGAAAATCTTTTAATTATAGGAGAAGATAAAAAGGGTCAATTGAAATTGGTTACCACAATAGAAGAGAATGCCGATATGGTATATATGATGGAAATAGTAAAACTTGGATTAATTACAAAAGGAATGGAGGAAGATAATGAACACTAAAATTCATTTACAAGCGAGTTTAGATGAAGTAGTAGCTTATATAAGGGGGGATATTAATTTAGAAGAGGCGACAGAGAGGTTGAGACAACTTGGACACACTAAAAAAAGTGCAGATAAAGTTCTCAGAAACACTGATAGAAATAACATCTTCAGTTTTCAAACAAAATCCAGACTTGGCGATAGTTCAAGCGAGGAGGATGTGGGAAATAAACAAACCGATTGACATAATTAGTTTTATGTGTGGAATGGAAATTCCCGTCATTAGAATGTTGGCAGTGGGTTTGGAGTGGAAAAGAAAAAAGAAAGAATGGTGGGAAGTTAAGTGGTTTGGACCTTGGTTAACGGCAGATGAAATGAAAAACTGTCTTGAATCAGATTTTAGTTCTCAAAATTATGATGTTGCACCAGACGAAAATGAAGGAAAATATAAAAAAAAATATATTATTAGAAGTTCGGCAGCATCAACTTTGTCTTGGATGAATGATACATATACATGAGCAAAAGTCAGAAAAGAAAAATAAGTCCAACGAAACATAAAAAAATTAAAAGACAAATCTTTAGTGACAAAAAAATTAAAAGGGGTTGTCAGTTTGTTATTTTAAATTTGTTTGGTTGGAAGATTAGATGTGGATATAATGAAGATGCAAGTAAATTAGATTGGCATCATGTATCTCCAGGTCAAAAATATAAACATGATAATGGTAGAAGATTATCGATAGGAGAAATGATATCGAGAGGATTGAATAAAGATTTAATAGAGGCAGAAACAAATAAATGCATTGTGTTATGTAGAAAACATCATGCAGAAGTTGAAATGAAAAAGGGAGGAAAATAAAATGCACTTTAAATATAAAACAATGCCATATCAACATCAAAAAGATGCGTTGATGCGTAGTTTCAACAAACGGAACTACGCATACTTTATGGAGATGGGGTGTGGCAAGTCTAAAGTTCTGCTTGATAACATAGCATGGCTTAGACTTCAAAAACAAATTGACTCTGCAATTATTGTAGCTCCTAAGGGAGTTTATAGAAATTGGGAGTTAGCAGAAATACCGAAACATTTTTTAGACGAAATTGAACATGAAGTTTTTACCTGGAGAGCTAATCCAAATAAACAACAAAAAGAAAGTTTAATTCGTGCAGTAAAAGACAAATCAAAGTTTAGACTTCTGTTAATTAATGTTGAGGGTTTTGCTACACCAAAAGTAAAAAAATATACTGAAGCTTTTATAAAGAACTCTAATTTTATGTTGGCAGTGGATGAATCAACAACTATAAAGAACCATCAAGCGAAGAGAACAAAGGCATTAATTAGTCTTGGAAAACAAGCAAGTTACAAAAGAATATTGACGGGTTCTCCCGTTACAAGATCACCTATGGACTTGTTCTCTCAGTGTTTATTCATGAGTCAAAATTTATTAGGGTTTGATTCTTATTGGTCTTTTCAAGGACGATATGCCGTTATGAGAAGACAACAAATGGGAGCACATGCGTTTAATCAAGTTGTTGGATATAGAAACTTAGAAGAGTTAGCACAAAGATTAAAAACTTTTTCATTTAGAGTTACAAAAGAAAATGTTTTAAAAGATGTGCCACCGAAAATTTACACAACAAGAGAAGTTAGTTTGACTACAGAACAAATGCAACACTATCAATCAATGAAGAAACACGCATTGACAGTGGTCAATGATGAATTAGTGAGTGCCACTGAAGTCATGACACAATTAATTAAACTTCAACAATTACTTTGTGGTTTTATTGTAACTAATGACGGAGAAACCATTGAAGTTAAAAGTAATAGAATAAATGCCATGTTAGATGCTATCGAGGAGATGAGTGGCAAGGTTATTATTTGGGCAAGGTTTCGTAAAGATATTATAACGATAACGGAGGTCTTGAGAAAAAAGTATGGCTACAAGTCAACTGTGGATTATTTTGGAGATACTTCAGAAAAAGATAGACAACATGCAATTTTGGGTATTGAAAATGATCCAGAGGTTAGATTTTTTGTCGCTAATCCTCAAACAGGAGGTAGAGGTTTAACCTTGGTCAAGGCGACAAATGTAATTTATTACTCTAATGATTTTGATTTAGAAAAACGAATTCAATCTGAAGATCGTAATCATAGATCGGGACAAACAAACCAGGTTGTTTATGTTGATTTGATAGCAAAAGGCACGATTGACGAATATATTGTTAATGTTTTACACAATAAAATTGTTTTGGCGGGCAAAGCTCTCAATGAAGAGGCAAAGAAATGGTTACAAATTTGTCCAAAAAAAAGTTATTAGCTGTTGAAAATTAAAATAACATACATTATATAAGTAATATGTTTTTACAAGGAGTGAACATGCAAAAATACAGAACAGTGGCTATACCTATGGAAGTTTTTAAAGAACTTAAAGGTATATCTGAAGCAGAAGGAAGATCTTATGCTAGACAAATAGCATGGATGATTAAGAATTATTCTAATGGTTTAAGAGAACATGTTGACGAATAAACAAAAATCTTTACATTAGATAATACAAAGCCGAAGGGCATAACTTTAAACAAGGAGGTTCAATTATGAACGAGTTATTTGAAACAATGGTTGCAGATGCGAGTGCGTTTGATGATGTTAACGCAAAAAAAGGGAGCGAATTATCCTCTCTGATTCGTAGCAGTCAAAAACTTTCAAATCAAATAAAAGAAGCCGAACAACATCTGAAAGATCTAAAGGCGATGAGACATAAGGTAGATACTGAATCTATCCCCGTTGTCATGCAAGAAATGGGAATGGACTCTATTACTGTGGATGGTAATAAAGTTCAGTTAAAACCATTTGTTCATGCAAGTATCCCTCAAGATAAAAAAGATGAAGTTTACAATTGGCTTAGATCAATTGGCGAAAGTGACATTATTAAAAATGATGTTGTTGTCAGTTTTAGTATGGGACAAGACAACCTTGCTAAATCTGTCGTTGCTGATCTTGAAGAGAAAGGCATGAATCCAAGTTCAAAGACACATATACATCCAATGACTTTGAAATCTTGGATTACGGATCGTATCACACAAGGCAAGGACATAGATCTTGACATGTTTGGTGCATATGTTGGAACTACAGCTACATTTAGAAAGGTATAATTATGAATGATCAAGTAGTTAAGAAAAAAGAAGCAGGTCTTCCTGCAAATTTGATGAGTGAAATGGCAACCGATTCTGGTTTAGGTTTATCTAATGTGACGGCAGATGATATGCAGATTCCTTTTTTAAGGATTTTACAAGCATTGTCGCCACAGTTAGTTAAAACAAATTCGGATTATATAAAAGGTGCAGAACAAGGAGATATTTTTAATACTGTAACTCACCAGGTGTGGAAAGCAGATGAAGGTATTGTTGTTGTGCCTTGCTATTTTGAACAGAAATTGCTTGAGTTCGTGCCAAGATCTCAAGGAGGTGGTTTTGTTCAAGAACTATCAAAAGATCATCCAGATGTTTTAAATGTCAAAAGAGACAAAGAAACTAATATGGATATTTTACCAAGTGGTAACGAACTTGTTAGAACGGGTCAACATTATGTTAAAGTTATAAATGAAGAGCTTGGCATGATGGAACCTGCTATTATTGACATGAAAAAGACACAAATCAGAAGATCAAAGATTTGGGTTACACAAATGTCAATGCAAACGATTAAAGTGGGGGATGTTTCAAAACCTGCTCCTATGTTTGCTAACAAGTGGAAATTAAAAACAGTTGCCGATGGTAATGACAAAGGATCTTGGTATTCCTGGCAAATAGAAAAAGTGGGAATGGTTGATTCTCTTGAAGTCTATAATGATTGTAAAGAGTTTCATAAAAGTGTAGCATCGGGAGAAGTAAAGGCAACTGCCGTGGCAGATGAACTTGATGATTCTCCTTCTGTTAATAAAGACGAAGTGCCATTCTAACTTAAACAGTTTCGGGTAGAGGTTCCTCCAAATTTTCATTATCCCTCTACCCGAATCCCTTAAAATAAGAGAGTTACAATGGACAGTGGTCAAAGGTTTATGGATGCTTTCGAGGGATTCTCGGAGGCACATGGCGAAACAAAAATTTCCAATGAAAGACGGCAAGGGAAACAAGCCGCTAATTCTTATATAAAAAGAACTCCTCTTACAATAGAACTTATCAACGGTCATCTTCAAGGTGGACTTGGTGTTGGTTCTATTCCAATAAATGAAGAAAACAAATGTAAATTCGGTGCTTTGGATATTGACACATATCCTATTGATCATGTGGCATTAGATAAAAAATTACAGAAGTTAAAAATTCCTTGTGTGATATGTAGAAGTAAAAGTGGAGGAGCACATATTTTTTTCTTTCTTACAGATTGGATGAGTGCGGGAGAATTTAGAGATAAAGCATCGGAGATAGCATCAATGATAGGATTTGGGGGGTGCGAGATATTTCCGAAACAAGAACAGATATTAGTTGAAAGAGGCGATGTAGGTAATTTTATAAATCTTCCTTATTTTGATAAGGATAAAACAACGAGATATGCATTTAAAGAAAATGGCGAGGCAGCCACATTTGAAGAATTTTTAGATTTAATTGATAAAAGAAAAGTAAAACCAAATGCTTTTTACAAACTACAAGTGGGTAAAAAAAAGACAGAACCTTTTCCCGAAGGACCACCATGTTTAAATGTTATGGCATTAAATGGCATTGGAGAGGGAGCCAGAAACATGTCTTTATTTAATTATGGCTCAATGTTTAAGAAGATGGATCCAGATAATTGGAAGACACTATTAGAAAAATTTAATATTGATTATTGTTCAAATCCCGTGTCGGCACAAGAAATTGTTGTAATACAAAATCAATTAGAAAAGAAAGAATATTTTTACACATGTAATCAAGAACCGATTAAATCACATTGCAATAAATCTTTGTGTAAGAAAAGAAAGTATGGAGTTGGAGCAAATGTAGATGCCGTTGAGATAACAGGTATATCTATTGTTAAATCAGAACCAAGAGTATTTTTTGCAGATTTAGATGGCAGACGATTAGAACTAACAAGTTTTGATTTGCAATCACAATCTAAATTTCAGATTGCATGTTTAGAGCAACAAAATTTTATGCCTCCAAAAGTTAAAGAGAGCGATTGGCAAGTGTTAATTAATAGTTTATTAGCAGAGGCAAATGAAATAGAAGTTCCAGAGGAGTTAACTTACAAGGGACAGTTTATGCAGTTACTTGAGGCATTTTGTCATGGGAGAGTTCAAGCACAATCAGCAGAGGAACTTTTGGTTGGCAAACCCTGGATTATGGATGGATTTGTTTATTTTAAGGTTGATTCATTTATAGAATTTTTAAGACAAAAAGGGTTTACACATTATTCAAAAGGTCAAATACAAGAGAGAATTAAAGAAATTAATTCTGGAGGTAAATGTAGCGATTCAAAAGCATTTAGAACAACAGATGGTAAGTGGAAAACGATTCGTGTTTGGTGGATACCTGAAGTAAAAGAAGAAGTAAATATTCCAAAGGTTGAATTTGAAGATGAGGTTCCGTTTTGATAGACATGATTGTAGCTTTTTGCATTGTAATTAAAGAACAACCAAGACATTTGGGAGGAGAGTCTATTTGTAATTTTTATAGTCCAAAGATTGAATTTAAAACACGGGAAGAATGTGTTGGCGATAAAACAATGGTCGTTGATTGGTTTAAAGATGAAGCAAAAACATTATTTCCTAAAGCAACAAGAATTGATGCAACGGCAGTTTGTCATGAATCAAAATAAAGATAAAATACATGCAATTCCTATTAGTGTAAAAGAAGCTAATGAGTTTGTTTTTAATTTTCATAGACACAACGATCCCGTAATAAATTGTAGATTTGCAATTGGTGCTGGTCAAAGTGGTAAATTAGTTGGAGTAGCTATCATAGGCAATCCAATCGCTAGATTGTTGAATGATGGTTTTACTATGGAAGTATTAAGAGTTTGTACAAACGAAAATAGTCCAAAAAATACATGTTCTTTTTTGTATGGTCGTTGTTGGAGAATATGGCAACAAATGGGAGGTTTAAGAATGGTTACTTACACTTTACAATCAGAACCTGGGTCTAGCTTAAAAGGTGCTGGATGGAAAATTAAGGGAGAAACTAAACCAAGTAAAGGCTGGTCAAGAAAAGATAGAGATAGAAAATGGCAACCAGTTTATGGACAAATGAAGTTTAGATGGGAAATAGAATGAAAGAAACTGCTATTTACGGACCTCCAGGTACGGGCAAAACTACAAAGTTATTAGAGATAATGGAGAATGCTATTGCCGAAGGTACGAATCCAGAGAGAATAGCTTTTTTATCTTTTACAAAGAAAGCTGCTCAAGAGGCAATTGACAGAGCTTGTTTGAAATTTAATTTAGATCAAAAATATTTTCCACATTTTAGAACTTTACATTCTCTTGCTTTTCGTTGGGTAGGAATGAAAACTGAAGATGTTATTAAACCACCCGACATGAGATTTCTTGGAAAAAAATTAGGAATTATTTTTCAAAAAGAGGAGAAAATAAATATTGAAGAAGGGGATTTGTATAATCCTGGAACAAGTAATGGCGATAAGTATTTTTATATAATTAACATGTCTAGATTAAAACAGACAGATGTTATGGCAGAGTTTGATGCTTTTGGCGATATGAGTTTACACAGACATTACTTACCTGTGGTTAAAAAAGCATACGAAGATTATAAAAGAATACATCAAAAGATTGACTTTACTGATATGTTGTTAGAATTTTTAAAACAAGGAACAGGTCCAGATTTAGATCTTTTAATTGTAGACGAGGCACAAGATTTAGTTCCAATACAATGGTCAATGGTCAAGGAGTGTTTGTTACCTAATTCTAAAAAAGCTTACTATGCTGGAGATGACGATCAATGTATTTTTAATTGGGCAGGTGCAAACGTAACTGATTTTTTGCATTCAACACAAAACTCAATTGTTCTTGATCAATCGTATAGAGTTCCTTACTCTATTCATAAGGTAGCAGAAAATATTATAAGAAAGGTTACTACCAGAAAGCAGAAAGATTGGAAACCTCGTGAGGAAGAAGGTCTTGTTTCTTTTTATTTTGATATAATGGATATTAACTTTAATGAAGGCGAATGGTATATACTTGCAAGAACAAATAGAATACTACACGAGATTTCTAAAAAACTTGAGGATGAAGGTTATTTCTTTTGGAGAGAAGGCACAGGTTGGTCTGTGTCTGAAGGGATTATTAATAGTATACAAACATGGATTCAATTGTGCAAAGACAAAAGTTTAAGTGTTCAACAGTGGATAGAATTTTCAAGGAAAACCAAAAAAGGAATTATTGGTCATGGTGGAAAAAAGAAAATAGAACAGTTAGATCCAGAAAATACTTACACTTTAAATGATTTATTAAAAAGTGAGATAGGATCTATTTTGAATTTAGATAAAGAAATGAAGTGGTATGAAGTTGTTAATGTAACAGATAATCAACGAATTTATATAACATCGGCTCGTAGACGGGGAGAGTATATTCTCACAAAAAAACCGAGGATTCGAATATCAACGATACATAAAGCTAAAGGTGGAGAGGCAGACAATGTTGCTTTAATTCTTGACTCCCCTAAGGTTATAAAAGAAAAAGGAGACAACGATAGCGAACATAGAGTTTTTTATGTTGGTGCTACTCGTGCTCGTAAAAGTCTACATATCGTAGAAAGCAAAGATGAGAATGGATATATCATATGAACAGAGAACAAATACTAAAAAAAGCGATAGAGCTAATTAACATAGATAGAGCAGAGGATTATGGACCTGCTTATGAGAATCATAAAAGAGTTGCTGAATTATGGTCTGTGGTTTTTGGAATTAAAGTTACAGTTTTTCAAGTTGTTTTATGTTTGATTCTTTTGAAAATAGCTAGATTAATATACTCTCCTTCTAAAACAGATAGTTGGATTGATATTGGAGGATATACTGGTCTCGGTGGAGAGTTTGTAGAGAAAGAAAAAAATGACAAATAAAAATCATCAATATCATTTTTTAGATCAAGACATAAAAGATATGTCTTGGGGTAACATTGACCTTGATTGGTCTCCCCCAAACACTTTTCCTGACTTAACCAAATCTTCAAGAATTGCAATTGATTTAGAAACGAAAGATCCAAATTTAATTAAGTTAGGGCCTGGTTGGTGTAGAAAAGATGGACATGTTATTGGTATTGCAATCGCTGCGGGAGACTTTCAAGGATATTATCCAATAAGACACTCCTCTGGAAATTTAGACTCAAAACTTGTTCTTAGATGGTTAAAAGATCAAATGAACACTCCAGACATACCAAAAGTTTTTCACAATGCATTGTATGATTTAGGTTGGTTAAGGGCAGAGGGAATAGAAGTAAAAGGTTCTATTATAGATACCATGATTATGGCTCCGTTAATTAATGAAAATAGAAGGTTCTATAATTTAAATAGTTTAGTGTCTGACTATTTACAAGAGTTTAAGAGCGAAAAAACTTTAAGAAGTGCTGCTAATGAGTTTGGAGTAGACCCAAAAGCAGAGATGTATAAATTACCTGCAAAATATGTTGGAGCATACGCAGAAAAAGACGCAGGAGTTACACTAAGATTATGTGACCATTTGATGCCTATTTTAGAAAAAGAGGAATGCGTTAGTATTTTTAAATTAGAGTCATCTTTGATACCCGTTATTTTAGATATGAAAACAAGAGGTGTAAGAGTAGATGTGGATGAAGCCGAAAAAACTAAGAAGCAAATGGCTCAACAAGAAAAAAAGTTACTTGATGAAATAACTAAGGACACTGGCATAGCGATTGAACCTTGGGTCAGCACATCTATAGCAAAGGTCTTTGACTTTTTTGGACTTCAATATTCTCGCACAGAAAAAAGCAGGTCGCCCTCTTTCACAAAACAATTTCTTTCTAATCATTCTCATCCCGTGGCAAAAAAGATTGTGAAAATTAGAGAACTTAATAAAGCGAATACAACTTTTGTTGAGACAATTTTGAATCATGCTCATAATGGTCGTATACATTGTGATTTTCATCCTCTCCGAACTGATGATGGTGGAACTGTAACTGGTCGTTTTAGTTCTAGTAACCCTAATTTACAACAAATACCATCTAGAGATTTAGAAATCAAGAAAGCAATAAGAGGATTGTTTATTCCAGAAGAAAAATGTAAGTGGGGTTCTTTTGATTATGCATCCCAAGAGCCAAGATGGTTAGCTCATTATTGTGCGAATGCTGGAGAAAGTTACAGACATTATTTAATAGATGAAGTAGTAACCATGTATAAGGAAGGAAAAGCAGACTTTCATCAAATGGTTGCTGATATGGCAAAGATTAGTCGTAAAGAAGCTAAGACTGTGAATCTTGGAATTATGTATGGAATGGGCCGTAAAAAATTAGCCGACACTTTAGCTATAACTGAAGAAGAAGCAATTGAATTGTTAAACACATATAATCAAAAAGTTCCTTTTGTAAAAGATTTGGCAACAAGGGTATCAAATTTTGCTCAAGAGAAAGGTATGATTAGAACACACTCTGGAAGAAAATGTCGTTTTGATATGTGGGAGCCAAAAGGATTTGGTGTTAAAAGAGCATTACCTTTAGAACAAGCCGTAAAAGAATATCAAAATATTCAAAGAGCATTTACATATAAAGCTTTAAATAGATTGATTCAAGGTTCAAGTGCAGATCAAACTAAAAAGGCAATGGTCGATTGTTACTCGGAAGGGTTATGTCCTATGTTAACAGTGCATGATGAATTGTGTTTTAATATTGAAAATGATGAACAAGTTAAAAAAATAAAAGAAATTATGACAACATGTATTCCAGACCTTAATATTCCCTTTGAGGTTGATGTAGAATTAGGTCAAAACTGGGGAGAAGTTGGTTAAACCTAGGTTTTTTAAACACAGAACAAATTACTTATTCTTAGGATGTAATCATACACGGACACTTTGTTTCGCCTCTCTGTGAGCTTCTGAGAGCCTAGTTTTTTTGAAATCATAGCAAAAAAGCCTATAAACAATGTCTATAAGCTTTTTTGTGTTTTCTAAATAATCAACTTAAAGGAGTGCCACATGAGTAATCATGTAAACACAAGTTAAGTTTATATTATTAAAATAAAAGAATCAAGTATTTTCTATCTTACATACGTTTCGGCACGGGTTTACAATATGCAAGAATTTTGCCTGTTTTACCTTCTTTTAACGGAATGTTGGGTTGTTCTGTTAATCTTTCTGCAAAGTATAGACATCTATTTAAATCTTTAAATCTTTGTGTTTGATTTACAATATTTTCGTCTATCATAAATATAAGAAGAAATTCTATCATTCATCTTTTGTCTTCCAAAAATATTCATCTGTATCTCCCAGTCTAAACTTTTGACCATTCTCGACTTGATACTCCATTGTGCTGACTTTAAAATCTGGTTGCAAAGGTTTGTCTGGAGTTAGAGAATTATCATAAACACGCATTCTATTGTTTGGATACAAACAAAATTGACCATTATCTAATTCTAATAAATTATGTGACTTGTGTTCTGCTGGTTTTTCACTGGTTGAATAATCTACAGTGTTTATATCCTCGTGGTAATTGTCTATTGTAGAAATGTAAGATCCTTTTATTAATCCATGGTCTCTGGTAAATACTTCAAAGTCCATAGAAGCTATAAAGTTTTTAGTGATAGACACCACACCATAGTCCATACAATTCCAAAACTGAAGATTGTATAAATCCATATCTGGATTCGGGGTAGTTGGTTCAGAAACAAATGCAGAAATAGGTAACTTATCATAAAGAGCACCATAATCGGGAAGATAAGTTTCCAAATAAAAAGCTCTGCCAGGGATAGATTTTGCGGCAACCCAAACACCTTTAACAAATTCTCCATAACCATCCTCATGATCTCTTAAATATTCTTTTCTAACCCAAACATCAATTGAAGGTAAATTACAAATTAAAGTAGACATTATGAAGTGCTGAATTTTTTACTAGCATCTTTATTTCTTGGATAGGATCTATTCTTTGATGCTGATACAACTTTTAATTTACTCTTTTTATTTAACGCATTACCACCGACATGATGGACATCTTTACCATCACCTTTTTTAACTTTGCCAAGCTTCATCATTTTTCTTCTAGCAGCGTTACGATTGACTCTTTTTTTTCTGCGAGATTTAGATTCTATCGCATATTCTCTTTGATAATTTCTCGTGTATCCCATTAGTGTAGCATTTCCTTTGGTATTTTCCCTATTTGAACTATTGGCTCTGAACTAAAGTGGTCTTGATAATCACCAAAAAAATCAAATCTTCTTGTCACTGTCTCTCTAACGAGCATGTCATTTTTTATTTTAAATGTAGTAAATTGTTGCATTAAAACTTCTTTGCCATGATCTTTTTCAACTGCCTGTTTTAATGGACCTTCTTTCATACAATCAAACCTTTTCTATAACCATTCGTTCTGTCATAAGTTAAAACATCTTTTCTATTAGAATCAACATCAACAAAAGAAACATGCACCCATCCAGAACTAGGTTCTCCAGTATAGCACTCTAAAATTAATTGGTCAAAATTTGTGTTATCTTGAATCCATTTTGCTAACACAGAATTATCAACTTCTGGTATTTCTATGTCCGCCGCTTCGCCTTTTGCATGTTGACTGTTGGCGTTTGAACCAATTGCCTCACACAAAGCAACACTGCGATATCCAGAATTTATCATAATTGGTTTATCAAATTGATACCTAACGGATTCTAATACTGATTCACACAAAGCTTTCATTTTTTCTATGTGTTC